TCTTTAATAAAAAAGCACTATATATATACATTCGTGAGATTATTGACGCTAAAACCCCTAAAATCACTAAGATAGCTGATAAATTATATAATATATTTAAACAACATTATTATTTTTATCTAGAAAACGGATATACAAATTTCTAATGTTCATATTTATAAATAAAATATTATGAATGGATTAGACAATGTTGTATTTGGTAAGAAAAAATTTTCTGATATATTAGAAGAGATTTATACTAATCAACAAAAGAAAGACAAACAAATATCTATCTTAATATCAGAACTTAAACCATTAGTACAAGAGATAGGTGATGCTACTCTTATTGTTCCTTTAATTAAAGAGTATTTAGAAATAAGCGTTAAAAATGATGAGCAATTAATTAAGATGGCTACTATCATCCAACGTATTATGAATAATAGTGTTGGTCCAAATGATGGTAGTTTTGGTATTTCTGAAGAAGAAAAACAACAATTATTAGCTGAATTAGATAAATTTAAAACTGAAGAATAATGGGTATAGATATTTCATTTGGTTCAGTTGGTTTAAATAATGTAGTTTACACTTCTGGTAACACCCAGAGGTCAAATACTTCCCCATCTCCATCAAGTGGTAATTCATCTATAATCTCAGTTAGAGTTAAAAAAATTATATTAGATAATTCTGAAGAAGATTTATTTAAAAAATTTGGTGAATGGAATGGTATAGGAACAATATTTTGGGAAGCAGTTGATAAACCAATGCCTGGAGATTCATATAGTGAGTATTTATATGCTTTACCTATATTTCCAAACATTAAACATTATCCGTTAATTAATGAGGTAGTTTATTTATTACAATTAACTAACACTAATATCACTACAGATTTATCATCTAATAGTTACTATTATTTCCCACCTCTTAATTTATGGAATAGTCAAATTCATAACGCAATACCAGGGTATGATAATGACCCATCAAATGATGAAAGTCAAAGAACAGATTATAGAGCATCATTTCAAGGAGAAGTGAGACAAATTACTGATAATAGTTCTGAGATTAATTTAGGTAAAACATTTAATGAAGTAATAGATATACATCCATTATTACCTTATGAAGGAGATATAATATATGAAGGTAGATGGGGTAATTCAATTCGCTTAGGTTCAACTGTTAAAAATTCTTTTATACCTAATAAATGGTCTAATGGAGCTAATGGGGTAAATGGTGATCCTATTACTATTATAAGAAACGGACAATCAGATTACATTGGTGATGAGTCTTGGAAACATGAGACTGAAGATATAAATAGTGATGCGTCATCTATATATTTAACTTCTAACCAACAAATACCGTTATTCCCATCTAGTGTAAGTAATACTTCATTTTCTAAATCTACTCCTCCACCTAGTGTTAATCAATATGAAGGAAATCAAATTATCTTAAACTCAGGTAGATTAGTATTTAATGCTAAAAGTGATTCTATATTATTATTATCTAGTAAAACAATTCAACTTTCATGTAATGAAACTTTAGGTATAGATGCTAAACAAATAGCATTAACTTCTGATAAAATATATTTAGGATCACCTGAAGGAACAGAGGGAACAAGTTTACAATCAGCTGTATTAGGAGAAAATTTAATTCAACAATTAACTTTATTAGTGACATCATTAAAAAGTTTAGCATCATCAATAACAAATGCTATTGATTCTAATGGTGCTCCAATATCTGATTTTATAGTAGTTGGAACTAGTCTAAAAAGTACATGTAATGATATATTAACAACTCTTAATAAAAAACCTGGAGACGGAAGTAGTGTACTATCTAATAAAATTAAAATTAGACAATAATTATGGCTGAAGAAACATCAAAATCTATTTTTAAAGGAAAGGTAGTAGCAGATGGTGGATTACCATTAGCTGGTGTTAGTGTTACTATTAATAATGATGTTAGTCTTACTAATATAGTTACTTCAGTATCTGAAGTTAATGCTAGTAATATTGCTGAGGCTGATATACCTACAAAAATTAATGAAACAGTGACTACTAATAGTGATGGTGAATGGGAATTTTCAATCGAAACGACTAAAGTCTCAAACCCAGATAATTTAACTATTACATTTGAAAAAGAAAATTATGATTTATCAACAGTAAAAAATGTTTCCCAAACATCTGAAACTACTTTATTATCACTAGATATACCTTTAAGTCAAGAAGTACCTCAATATAATTTATTAAAATCAACTCAAGAATTAATTCAACAATATAATCAAAATGATACTTTAGTATTAATTCGAGATGGTAGAATAGAAGCAGGTAACTCACTATCTAAACCTGGATCTGGAGGAAGAACACTTGGAGCATTATATTATAAAGGTATATTAGTAGCTTATACTGTTGAAGATATAGTTAGATTTGATAAAAAAATTAAACACCAAACAGCTATTCCTGCTGGGGTATATTATATAACCTTAGATACTACAGGTGTACCAGGTTTAACAAAAAATTATGTTAGTTTAAAAGGTAAAGGAAAACACCCAGCAAATTGGCCTACTTCTTCAACCAGAGGAGTATTCCCTAGAGTAGGTAATGATCTACCAACAGCTGTAAATGTGATAAATTATAAAAATTTTCCTTTTGATGGGATTAGAATACACGCTGGAACAAGTGAAAATAGTTCAAGTGGTTGTATTATAGTTTCATATACAAGAGATAATAATGGGATTCTTACTGGAAATACTTTACAAAAATCATTTGAAATGACAAGATTAATATATGATAATAATATAACTAGATTGGTTGTTGTAAATGACTTTGATAGAAGAACATTTAAAAAAGAAAGATAATGGATAAAATATATGAAATCCCACGTAAGTCTCTTTCACTTACACCAGACATCACAACCACAGCTAATAGTGAAATAAATCAACAAATTATAGATAAAGAAGATGAGTTAAAAGATTCTCAATCTGAATTATCCCCTAGAGATAAATTAGTTAAATTATTTAATGAAAATAAAGAAACATTAAAAAAAATATTAATTCCTTTTATAATTAGTATGTTAGTTGCTTTTGGTGCTAGTGTTGTTCAAGCTGTATTAAAAGATCTTCCATTAAATCAAATTATAAGTCTTATAAAAAAATGCCCAACACAACCTAAATTAAAAGAACTTATAGCTAAACGTGATAAATTAGTAACCCAATTAAATGGTATTTTCGGAACAATAACCACCATATCTGCTTCATTAGGATTTTTAAGTTTAGTTTTAGAAGGATTAAAATTAGGTGTAACAGCCGCAAAAGCAGTACCTACACCAACAACAGCAGGTATAGCATCTCTTCTTATTGAAAGTGAAAAACAAATAAATAATCTTAGTAAAACTGTTAATTTAACTATAGCAACCGCTGCTTCATTTGGTATATTTTTAGGTATAATTATAAAACTTTTAAATATGTTAGATAAATTATTTCAACATTGTGTTGAAGACCAAGACATGAACCCAGAACAATTAAATGAAGAAATTAATGCTTTAGCTAATCCTACAATAATAGATATACAAAATAACACTTATAAAGGATTTACTTTAGGAGTTAAAATTGATGAAACTAATAATAGTAAATATATTAGAAGATATGCTGTAGCTCAAAATAAACAAGGTGTTGATGTGTTAAGAACAGATTCTTCATTTGCTTCAGACCCATCAGTACTAATATCTCAACTAAAATTCATAATAGATTCAAGCCCTAGTGTAACAGCTGAATAATCAAATATTTATAATCATATGAAAATCGAAGGACTAAAAAAATTAATTAAAGAAGCAGTACGTGAAGTAATCCAGGAAGAATTAAAAGACATTCTACTTGAAGCAGTTAAATCACCTAGAACAACAATACAAGAAACTTATACTCCTGTACCTACTTATCAACAATCTTCAACAGTAAATCATGATCTTAAACGTAATTTAAGAAGTATGATTGGAGGTGAATTTGATACAATGATATCCGCTAATTCATCTCATGCACAACCTTCTTATACCCCACCTCCATCTGCTAACACTATGGGTGAGGGTTCAAGTTTACCTGGAGGTGAAGTAAGTTTAGATCAAATAATGGGAATAATGAATGGCAAATAATGGCATATAGAGCACCTAGTATAAATCCAATAGATGTAGGACAACAAGTCGCTATAGGAGTTCCTATTCCATTTAATAGTCCTCAAGTATTTACCCAGACTTATACAACATCTGATCAAATAAAATCTAATCTAATTAATTTTATTCTAACAGCTAAAGGTGAAAGACCATTAAATCCAGAGTTTGGAACTACTATTAGACAATATTTGTTTGAAAATGTCACTAATAATACTTTACGAGATTTAGAAAGTACTTTAAGAGAAGAATTAACAAATAATTTCCCAACTGTAACTATTACTGGTATTAATTTTGACCCACAATATGATACTAATGCTATTCATATAATTATTAATTATTATATACTTGGTGGTAATCCTAATACTCTCAATATAACAATATAACATGGCTACTGAAAACAGAAATATAACATATTTAAATAAAGATTTTAGTCAATTCAAAGCATCTTTAATTGATTATGCTAGAACATATTTTCCAACATCATATAATGATTTTTCTCCTTCATCTCCAGGGATGATGTTTTTAGAAATGGCATCATATGTTGGTGATGTTATGTCTTTTTATCTTGATAATCAAATTCAAGAAAATTTTTTACAGTATGTAAGACAACAAAATAACATATATGCTTTAGCATATATGATGGGTTATAAACCTAAAGTCACATCTGTTTCATTAGTTGATGTTGATATATATCAAAAAGTACCAACTATAGGTAATCAACCTGATTATAATTATTCTTTATTAATAGCACCGAATCTCCCAGTTAATTCACCTTTACAATCAAGTACTAAATTTTTAATACAAGATCCTATTGATTTTTCTTTTTCAAGTTCTTATGACCCAACTGAAGTTACATTATATGATAATAACTACTATCTTTTAAAGAAAACAAGAAAGGCAATATCAGCTGAAATAAAAACAACAACTTTTTCATTTAGTTCTCCTCAAAGTTTTCAAACTGTTGATGTTAATGATTCTAATGTTATTGGAATTTTAGATATAACTGATAGTGATGGGAATAAATGGTATGAAGTACCTTATTTAGCTCAAGAAATGGTATTTGACAATATCAAAAATACTAATATAAACAATCCTAACTTATCAGCAGATGGAGGAGAAGCTCCATATCTTCTTCAACTTAAAAAAATACAAAGACGATTTGTCACTAGATTTATAGATCCTACTACTTTAAGAATCCAATTTGGATCTGGGACTAATACCTCTAATAATGATGAAGAAATAATCCCGAACCCAGATAATGTTGGTTTAGGATTACCTTATAAACAATCTAAATTAACTACAGCATTCTCTCCTACTAACTTCTTATTTACAGACACATATGGAATAGCTCCATATAACACTGTTTTAACTGTTAGATATTTAACAGGAGGTGGACTCCAGTCTAATGTTGGGGCAGGTTCATTGACAGTTATGAGTGATAAGTCTAATGTTAAATTCCAGAATACTGGTTTAGATCCTACATTATCTAATGCAGTGTTTAACAGTATGGCGACAATAAATCCACTAGCATCTAATGGTGGAGGACCTGGTGACACAGCAGATGATATTCGTTTAAAAGCAATGAGTACGTTTACTACTCAACAACGAACTGTAACATTAGATGACTACACAGTCAGAGCTATGTCATTGCCCTCAGATTATGGAAACATAGCTAAAGTATATGTAGAATCTGAAAAAATAGCAAATGTACTCCCAGGTGAAACACCTTCAATATTAAATTTATTTGTTTTAACTTACGATTCAAATAAACATTTACAATTTGCTTCTAGTGCGGTAAAACAAAATTTATCTACATATTTGTCACAATACAAAATGGTAAATGATTCTATTAAAATAAAAGATGCATTTGTTATTAATATTGGTGTTGATTTTGAAATAATTGTTTTACCTAATTATAATAGTAGTTTAGTTATATCTAATTGTATATCTAAATTAAAAGATTATTTTAATATTGATAAGTGGCAAATCAATGAACCTATAATGATGAAAGATCTATATGTTATGTTAGATAATGTAGATGGAGTTCAAAGTGTTAGAACTGTGAATATAACAAATAAATTTGGTTCATTATTAGGATACTCAAATTATGCTTATGATATAATAGGATCAATGGCTAATAATGTTATTTATCCATCATTAGATCCAATGGTATTTGAATTAAAATATCCTGATAGTGATATTAAAGGTAGAGTTGTAACATTTTAATAATTTATATTTATAACATATGGCTGTATACAAATTATTCCCTTCAAAAGACGCTACATTATACTCTGGAACTCCTGATAAAAATACAGGACTAGATGAGATATTAGAACTTTCAATTATATCAAATGGTTTCTATCCTGATGTTAGTAGATTTATTATTAAATTTGATAATGATGAAATTATTAATGTATTTGATAATTTTAATATTGATTATGATGAATGCCAAGTATTCCTCAAATGTTATAATGCTGAAGCCACATCACTCCCAGGTGAATTAGATATAATAGTAAATATAGTATATGATGATTATGGTAGTCCTAATGGTAATGGATGGGATATGGGGACTGGAAAATACCTTTATGACCCAGAGTATAGAAATGGTGTAAGTTGGACTTATATGAAAGATAACCAGGGTAACCCATGGCCTAGTGGTCAGGGTACAAATTTTTGGACAACTTATTATGATAATGTTGTTGGAGGAGGAGCATGGATATCAGGCAGTAGTTATGAATTTACTCAAACATTATCATATTATTCTAGCAAAGATATTAATATTGATGTTACATATCCTATATTTGGATGGATCCAAGGATATATGGCTAATAATGGATTTTTAGTTAGAATAGCTGATGATGTTGATTATACTGGAGGTAATTATTCCTCTTCATTAAAATAT